TCGCGCTGCTCGATCACCACTTGCTTACGCTTACCCCAATCCGGCTTCATTGTCACGTCGATGTCTTCCGTACGCATCTCGAGGGGCTGACCGTACTTGGCAGGGAGGCCAAATTTGGCCTCTCGCATCTGGTCAGTCGTCGGGCCGTACCACATCCCCATGGTCCGATCGACCTGCACGGTCAGGCGGTTAACAGTCTTCGCCTTGCCTTGGGTTGTCTGCCCGTCTGCGTAGGTCGAGAGGGGCAGCGTCGTCAGTCGACAATAGTAACCGAGGCCCACGTGCACGCGGGAGGCGGGCGCCCCGAGGGTCACCTGACCGTTTGTCACCGTCAACTCCTTCTCGGCGTACCCATTTGCGGCGGCCACCACAGTCTCTCCCTCCAAGTGCCAGAGGCCAGATACCGTAGTGACCGCCTTCCGCACCTCGCCGCCGGAAGAGTAAGCGGCGAAGGCAGATCCGTCGTAATCCGTACCCTCGTTCTGCAACTCGAAGGTGTTCGTCGTGACGTTCGCCACGGTGAAGCCCGTGCCGTTGTAATCGCTGCTCAGGATCTCGCCCTCGTTGGCCGTCGCCTCGGCTTCGAGGACACCGGACACGTCGACCGTGTCTCCGTTCGACAAGCCGTGGCCGGGCGCCGTGACGACGACAGGGTTGGCTGCCGTGGCGCCAGTGATCGTGATGGGGCTGTCCAGCGTCAGCCCTGCGTCCACGGAGAAGGCGTCCTGCAGGTCGTTGAACTGACGCGCGTCCACTCTCTCAAGGAACTTGACCTTGCTACCTCCGACAGCCCTCTCGACGAGGACGTAGGTGATATCGTAGTCCCCCTCCCTGACGACGCACGTCGACTTGTAGCGGCCGCGGGTCGTCGCCCTCGTCCAAGCGTAGACGTCCTGATCCGGCTGGTACGTCAGGAAGAGGCCCATGCCGTCACTGCGGACGAGGAAGGCCGTCGCGTTCGGAGATGGGGCGTAGTCCCAGTCGACGAATGTCGTGCCGTCGAAGAGGTGTCGGGCGAGAACGGTGATGTCCCTGCCGACGAACTTGTCGCTCTCGATCTGGTACCCGAGGTCCCTGACGAACTCTCCGGGCGACATGAAGAGGGCGACGTCCCCTGCCACAATGGGGCGGAGGGTAGTCGTGCCGTAGTAAGACTGCGGCCGTACGTTGATCGTCGAAGGGGTGATGACGCCGCTCTCTCCGCCGGTCAGTCGGTACTCGCCGCCTGACGTCAGCATGACGATGTCCGTCAGCGGGACAATGTGCTTGATGTCGTTAATGCGCCGAGCTGCGATGGAGGCGACGATGCTGTCCGACGAGAGGGGCGGGACCGACCGGGAGAAGTTGTTGAAGTGGGCAATCTGCGTCGCCCAGAACCGGTTGGGGTTGTTGGCGCTGCTGGCGAACCACCTGCGCTGCCCAAAGAAGCCCGTCGCGCCGGGGTACTTCCCCGTCCCGTCAATGAAGTCGTCAAAGGGCGTGTAGAGGAGGGGTGGCGTAACGCTGTAGTCCGGGCCAAGGTTCGTATCTTCGAAGGAAGTCTTCGGGGTCGACCCGACGAAGCCGAACGTGCCGAACGTCGTGCTGGCGTAGACCTTGTAGTACTGGGTGCCGCTGACGGCGTCCCACGATATCGTGTTGTCCCAGTCGGCGTCGGCCGAGGCGACGGCGCGTACGAAGAGGGGGTAGGCCGTGCCCCCGCTGGTGTAGGCAGAGAAAGACGTGCTGTCGACGCTCGTCCCGTCTAGGCGTTCAAGGCTGAAGCTGGTCGCGTCGATGAAACGCGCCTGAAAACGCTCCCCGTTCAGGCGCGTCATGCCGGAAACGCCGGAAATTTCGACCTCGTCAAGGTCCTGCAGGCCGTGGCCTTCAGACGTCGTCACGACGGCCGGATCCGCCTGCGTAACCCCGGTGATCGTGATGCTGTTGAACGACGTACCGCGAAGGCTCTCCTCGCTGTCGTCTTCGGCTACAGACGTCACGGTGTAGTTGCGTTGGCGGACGACAGTGGTCGCCACACCCCCGCTTGCGTAGGCAGTGAAGCCAGTCCCGTCGACGTCCTGACTGCTGTCCGCGTACTGCAAGGTCACGTTGTCTGCGTCGACCTTGGTCACTTCGTAGATGAAGTTGTTGAGCTCTGTCATACCGGCGACACCCTCGACAAGGATGCGATCGCCGTCCGACAGGCCGTGCCCTGACGCAGTCAACTTGACCGGGTTGGCCTGCGTTGCAGCAGATATCGTATTTTCAGCGGAGGATACGTTGTTGTCGCTTGTCAGATCTGTGTTCGAAAAGGCGTACATCGTGGAAGGGGTGCTCGCCTCGGGCAGAAAGTCGATCTCCGACAGCGTCCAGTTGTCGTTTGCCACACGCACCAGCTCGCGGGGGGCGTAGTCCGGGTGGACGAGCGTCATGACGTCGCCCGACTGGGCGTAGCTTATGTCGAAGAGGTCACCCGCTGCCCAAGGGGCGGCCACCTCGTAAGGCGGGGTTGCCGTGCCGCCGCTCGTGTAGGCCGAGTAGCCACTTCCGTCGACGTCCGCCCCCTGCAGCGTCTGAAGTTCGAAGGTATTCGTCGCGGCGTTGGCGACGAGGAAGTTGCGCCCGTTGAGCTCTTCCATCCCGCCGACGCCGGCGATGTAGACCTCGTCGCCGTTACTCAGACCGTGGCCGGCCGAAGTCACGACGACAGGGTCTGCCTGCGTCGCGTTCGTGATGCTCTTGACGGCAGAGCTGTCGAGGATCTGGCTGCCGAGGGTGTGGAAGCGGATGTACTGCTCGCCCAACTCGAGGACGAAGGTCTGCTCGGTGTTGAACTCGAACTCGATGATGCGGTGGGCGCCGGCCGTGCCCTTCGTCTGCGCGACGAACTTCTGCCCCGGGCGAGAGGCCATGGCCCCGGTGAAAGTGGCGAGGAAGTTCTCCGCCCTCTCAACAGCGACGGCCCTCTTCGAGAGATCTACCCGGGCGCCGATGGAGGCGGAGACCTCCCCACCTGCCATGCTCGGCTGGATGATCTTTGCCATAGGAGGCTACCCCCGCGCCCTGATCCAGTCAGGGTCCCTGCTCTGAACGTCCGCGACGCCCTCGTTGCCGTCGGCCTCCTTCGCGTTGGCGACGGCGACGGAAGCAGTGCGCCGCGCCCGGTCCTGCACCTCGAAACTGCCCGTGATCGGCTGGGCGATCATCTCCGCGATACGCCAACTGAAGGCGAGGACAAAGTGAGGGGGGAACTCGGTCGGCACTTCCACCTTGCGGGCGTACTCGAACTCCGGCTCCGCCTCCTCACAAACGAGGACCTTGACGTTGCTGCTGTTGCGCAGGACGTCGAACTTGATCGGCGGCCGCTTGCCCCGGCCGAGGGGGTCCATGATGCGCCACACCTTCACCGCCTCGGACGGGTAGGGGAACATGAACGTCCAGTTGGCCGGCGGCGTGCCGGCCAACTGCGCTGGCTTGGTGTAGGACTTGCTGAATTTCCAAGGGTACTCAGCGAGTAGGGCGTCCCGCACGTTCTCGAAGACGAGGTTGACCTGCTCCGCCTCCGGCACACCCTCGTCGAGCGAGGTGATGTCGTAGCGGTCACCGAGGTGCTGCAGTGCCAACTTCGCGATCTGTACGTCCGAGACGCTCATGTATCAGCCCTTTACTTCGCTTCGCGGCGGGAGGGGCGCTTGCCTGTGGTCCGCTCCTGCGCCGACTGAGCCTGCGGTTCGGAGCCGCGGCCGGCGGTCTTCTTTGCCTTGTCCAGCTCCCCGCTATCAGCGACGCGAGGGCGAACGGGTTTCGGCTCGGGCTCGTTTGCGTCGCGCGCCTCTTCCGCCAGCGTTTCCATGTCGTCCTCGTCGAGGATGCGGGCAGTGGAGGGCAGCAGAGCGTACCGCGTCACCTTACGCTCGTCGATCTTGCGCGGGGGCTTGGACGACCTGTCCATGACGGGGACGGTGACTTCTTCCTTCTTGCCGAAGGCGTCCGGCAGCTCGTAGATGCGCTTCTTGTTGTCACCGCGGCCGAGCCGGCCGAAGGCTGGGTGGTACCAGCCGTTTTTGTCGAATTGCACTCGGATAGCCATATGTCTCTTCCTTCTGTTCAAGTAACCGGGGGCGGTAACCCGCCCCCGGTCATCTCACTGCCCCTTAGTTGGAGGCGTCGGCGTAGGCCTTCCAGTGGCTCGGATCGAGCGTGAGGAAGGCGTTGATCGACCCGGCCGTCGTCGCGGCAGTGGTCGTGGTCGCCAGCAGGCCGAGGTACCGCTCGTAGGCGACACCAGCGCCGGTCGGCATCGGCAGGACGAGGGTGAACCCCTCGACCAGAGTGCCGCTGTCGAAGGCGTCCGTCAGCAGATGCTCGCTGGCGGTGCCGTCCGTCGCGATGGAGGCGCCGGCGTCCGATGCGAGCGTGAACTGCACTTCGGACGTGCTGCCGGTCGTGAAGGTGGTCGTCACCTGAATGACAAGGTACATCGGGGTACCGTTGCCGTAGTCCTGCGGCGTGGCGCCGAGGTCGATGACGTCGCCCACGAGGGCAGTGCCGGTGCTGGCGCTGATGTCTTCAGCGTCAGCAAACTCAAGGTTTTCGTCGAGGATCATGGGTGCTTCTCCTTTCCTCGTTAAGCTCAGGTGACCCGAGCTTCGTTGATGGACAGAGCGTCGCACCGACGGATCGGGTAGCCGCCCCACGAAGTCTGCATGGTCCCGCCGACTTCGGACGTGGTGAGCGTCGAGTTGCTCACGGCGTTCGCAGTCTGCCGGCGGAGGAAGGCGAGGACCGTCTTGTCCATGTACCAGACGCACCGACCGAACGACGGGTTCGGGATCTCGGTGAGCGCTTGGTGCATGACGTCGTTCAGGTCCGCCCCGGTGCTCGCATCGGCAGCGAGAAGGCTGCGGTCGATGTTCGCGATACGGACGATGTAGCGCCAGTCGCGGACGGTCAGGCC